TTTTTCTTCTTTTTTGCTTTCTTCTCGGTCTTTAATGAATTTACTAATTTCTTCTCCTAGATTTGCTTCTTCCAAAGATTCTGCATCTTCTCTGTCTAATTTTGGGATTAATCCTAGCACTTGGAAAGTTTTGGGTTCTCTTTTGAAGCTAATGCCAGCTTTCAATGTACCCCATTCTTCCTTCATCTCAGCTGTATTCTTTTTACACAAGTCTTCTGATGTCTCGTTGTTGTCTTTATGCAATTTCTTGACTGCTTCTATTGCTGCTTTTGAATAAATATCGTTAGACACTTGTTCATCAACAGATCTCTCAGCTTCCATCCATTGGTTAAACATGTTCTTTGAGATGAATCCTTTCCTTCCTCTTGTCATGATTTCATCAATTGTAGCTGTCCTCATTTCTTCTCTCTTCACTTTCTTTTCTTCTGATTCTAACTCGACGGTTTTCCATTGTTCTAGTTTAGATATGTTGGCTCTGACTAACTTCTTTAGACTGTCGGCTGCCGCGCTTTCTTTGGGATTCAAGATCTCCAAGTCACTCAGAGTGCTTATTTTGACCTCTACAGTCAATCCTGCTCTGTATGCACAAGATAAACTCTTCAAGCACGCACTGTCTAAAACATAAGGGCACAAAACTGTATTTTCAGACAAGATCAACCTTCCGTATATGATCTTAATTTCAGGTATAGAAGCCTTGATTTTCAGTAATGGAGCTATATACTTCTCCTTCTCATTAAATGCAGCTGCTAAAACTCTCTCTCTATCCGTCTTTCTAGTCGCAAACTCTAAAACACTCAGTTCTTTCCTTTCTTCATCAAAATGGACATAATCAGGAGTAACTCTATTCGGCAATCCTGCATAAGGAAATATGTCAAACAAATTCTTGTCAGATTCTGAAGTAAAGAGATACCTGAATGCAGTTTCATGTAAAGCTCCATTCATGTACTTAGTGAATATAGCAAATTTTCCAATTATCTTTCTGCCTTTCTTTTTCCTTTCTTTTGAATCTTTCTTACCTTTGAGAAAGACTTCTTTGTTCAACACTATTTTTAAGTGACCTGTTGTGTAAGTGATATTAGAGCTAAAGACTTCT